ACCCGTGGGCATCGCCCGCTATCCTCACCTCAACCGTCCCGACACCAAGTTCGACGACGTGGGAGTGTTCAAAGTCAACCTCGAGCTAACCGCCGAGGAAGCCGAACCGTTCATCAAGCAAGCCGAAGAGCTTTTCTCCGCGTTCGTCGCCGAGAAAAAAGCCGAGCTGAAGAAAGACAAACTCAAGCTCCACGCCGCGCCGTGGGAGGACAACGACGGCCTCGTCCAGCTCAAGCTCAAGGTCAAAGCCGTGGGCAAAGACAAAGCCGGCGAGACCTACAGCCGCGCGCCGAAGCTCTTCAACGCCTCCGGCGACATCATCACCGACAACATCGGCGGCGGCAGCAAGATCCAAGTCGCGGTCGTTCCCTACTGCTGGTACACCGGCACGCTCGGCGCCGGCATCACGCTGCAGCCCAAGGCTGTCATGGTGCATGACCTCGTCACCTGGGGCGATGGCGGCAGCGCCGTGGCCTACGGCTTCGACGTTTCGGAAGCCAAGCCCGCCGCTCGCAAGACCGGCACGGACGACGAAGAAATTAGCTGGTAATTCTTATGCCCAAGAAAAACACCACAACCAAATCCACAAGGGGGGCGGCAAAACGCCGCTCCCCTTCCAAAGCCGCCAAGCCCGCCGAGCCGGATCGCTTCACCGAGGACGGACGCAAAATCGTCCGCCTTGAGAAGACCCGCGCACACCAGAAATATCCGCTCAAAGACGGCACCGACGTTCCCGGCGCCAGCACCATCGCCAAGATCGGCGAGGACAGCAGCGGCCTCATTCATTGGGCCTGGAAGCTCGGCATGGAAGGGCAGGATTACCGCAAGGTCCGCGACAAGGCCGCCGACATCGGGACCATCGCCCACTTCCTCATCGAGTGCTTCTTGCACAACCACGTTGCCGACCTCTCCGAGTTCAGCTCCGCGGACATCGAGAAAGCCACCATCGCCTTCAACAACTTCAAGCGGTGGTGGGACGAAGAAGGTCTCACTGTCATCGAGCCGGAAGTGCAGTTGGTCTCCGAGGAATACCTCTTCGGCGGCACTATCGACGCACCCAGCCGTGACCGTGACGGCAAGATCGTCCTCCTCGACTGGAAGACATCCAAAGCCATTGTTGGCGCCCACAAAGTCCAGCTCGCCGGCTACGAACAGCTCTGGAACGAAAACCGCCCGGACATGAAGGTCCAGCGCCGCGGCATCGTCCGCATCGGCAAAGAATCCCCGGATGACTTTGAGGTCGCTTGGATGTTCTCAGCCGAGCCGTTCTGGAAGGTCTTCCAAGCGCGTCTCAACCTCCACTACGTCCAGCTCATGGCGAAGAAAGCCGCCTAAATGAAACGCACCCGCCGGTTCGTTGTCCGAGAGCAGACCTTTGGTCTGGTTGTGGAGTTCTATTGTGGAACCCCGCAGTCATCGGCGATCCGGCGGTGTGCGAACATTCTCAATCTCGACCCCAAAGACCCCGACAACCAGCCCGATGACTCCGACGCCGCCTGGGCGATGTGCTTGGGCAGCCAAGCGGTCGTTTGGATCGAAGACGCCGCGGACACCGGCAGCCTCGTCCACGAGCTGTATCACGTTGTGCAGGACTTCTTAAAGCACATCACCAGCAGCGACGAGGAAACCGGCGCTTACTTGATCCAATACCTTTTCCGAGAAGCCATCCGAAAAAACAAACCATGAAACAAGGACTATACGCCAACATACACGCCAAAAAAGCCCGCATCGCCGCCGGAAGCGGTGAGAAGATGCGCAAGCCCGGCACGGCCGGCGCGCCCACCGCCAAAGCCTTCCGCGCCTCAGCGAAGACTGCCAAGGCCCGCCGATGACCTTCACCCCGCTCGTTATCACCACCATCTGCTACGCCGTCACCGCGGCGGGCTTTTGGCGCGAAGGAAACGCCGGCCTCGCCGTGGCCTTCGCCGGATACAGTTTTGCCAATTTTGGCTTCCTTTACATCTGCGTGAACGGACAGCCCTGACTTTATGGAGAAGTACAAAATTATGACGCCAGAGATCCAAGCCATTGACAACGAGATCATGCGCCTCAAGGGGCTGCGCGCCTCCATGGTTGCCAAGGCCGCCAAGAAAAAAGCCGACGCCCTCTGCGCCGAGATGCGCAAGAAGAGGTCAGCAAAATGATTTACAACCTGCAGGCTCAATCGGGCTTTCGCCGGGATTCCATGTGGTGTGGTCCCGCGGCGCATGCCGTTATGCCCAGCCCCGCCGAGCGAAACGAGCGGGGCGCCTGCACACTCTTTGTCCGGGCAGCATGGTAGGACGGATGAGCGGCAGTGAAGCAGGGCTTCGACCCGCCACATCGATCTCGGGAGGTCACCGTATGGTGTGCCGCAAGATTGGCAACCCGCGTGCTGGAAAGGTGAGCGCTCACCGTTCCCGGCAATCTTTCTGAAATCTCAAATTTCAAATCTCCAATGATCCACGAATTCGCCCGCCCTGTTCCCGTCAAGACCCCGCTCGGTCTCGGCTCGGTGTGGTATGTCGAGTCTCAGGGAGCCTATTTCAACAACATCTACGCCGTGATCCTCGAGGACACCGGCGAGACGCGCTACATGCGCAGCGATCAGTTCGTCGTTTTGGAGAATCCCACGATGGACATCAAAAATTTGGGCGCCGCGCCGGTTTAACCAACGGCTTGGGGAAGCTGGCGTTGCGCAAACGCACCGGCCGGCGCCCGATCTATTTCGTGAACGAGCACCAGACACGCTTCAAGCCCACACCGCACCCTGTCATGCAGGTCGATCTCGACTTGCTCGAGAAACTGGGACCGGACGAAGGCTGGAAATATCTCAAAACACGCGAAGAGCTGATCGCCCGCGAGGCATCAGACCCGTTCCGCTACGGCTACATCCCGCCGGTGTGGAAACGCGCGTCCGAATTGCTGGAAAAGCACCGCGAGATCCTCGTCATGGGCGGAAACCGGAGCGGGAAAACGGAGTGGGCCGCGAAAGAAGTCATCAAGACTATGTATTCCAAGCCCGGAGCGGTCGTCTGGTGCTTTCAAAGCTCTGCAGCGTCGTCCGTTGAGATGCAGCAGCCCCGCATTTGGAAATATATGCCGCCGGAATGGCGAAACGCTCGCAAGGGGGCCGTCACTTCAATCAGTTTCACAATTAAAAATGGGTTTAGCGAGGCCAAATTTGTAGCCCCGAACGCATCGGTCTGCATTTTTCGCAATTACTGTCAGGACATCAGTGTCATAGAAGGAGGTGAGGTTGACCTGTGCTGGGCAGACGAATTGATAAATATTGACTGGATTGAGACGTTGCGTTTTCGACTAATTGACCGCAACGGCAGACTCGCTGTCACGTTTACGCCCATCCAAGGCTGGTCGCCGACCGTGGCCGACTACTTGTCCGGCGCCAAGACCATCACCGATGCGGACGCCGAGCTGCTCCCGCTCAAAAACGACAAGGGCGAGATCGCCGGCCACGAAAAGGTGCCCATCGAGCAGATCAATCCGAAAGGTCGCCCGATCCTTTACTTCCATACCCAAAGCAATCCCTGGGCCGGCTGGTCGCGGATGAAAAAGGAACTGCAGAGCGAGACCAAGGAAAAAATCCTCTGCCGCGCTTACGGCGTCCCGACCAAAGCCATCAGCGGCCGCTTCCCGCTCTTCAATCCCAAGGTCCACGTCATCCGGCACAGCAACGTACCAAATGGGACTCGCTATCATTGGGTCGATCCGGCGAGCGGCAAGAACTGGGCGATGATCTGGACGGTGCATGACACATCTGGCCGCATCGTTGTCTACCGCGAGTGGCCCGACCAAACGTCCTACATCGAGGGCATTGGTTATGCCGGCGAGTGGGCGCTGCCGGATGGCAAGAAGCTCGACGGCAAGCCCGGACCCGCGCAGCAAGACTTCGGCTTCGGCCTTGAGCGCTACAAGGACGAGATCCTGCGCGTCGAAGGCGGCGAGGAAATCTTTGAGCGCTGGATGGATTCGCGCTACGGCAACGCCCGCACGCTCGGCAAGGAATCCCCAACGACCCTCATCGACGAGATGGCCGACCTCGGCATGCTCTTCACGGCGACACCGGGCGACAGCATCGATGAAGGCGTCAGCATGATCAATGATGCCCTGTCATACAACCCCGAGAAGCCGGTGGACGCGCGCAACCAGCCGAAGCTCTACATCAGCGAGAACTGCAAGAACGTCATTCACTGCATCCAGACGTATACGGGTGCGGACGGCAAGCGCTCAGCGAACAAGGACTTTGTAGATTTAATTCGTTACGTTTGCCTCTCCGACGCCATCAACGTCGAGGGCGACATCCTGCGCAGCCACGGAGGAGGCAGCTACTGATGACCAAATCGCCGCCATCCCCGCCCAGCCGCCTGCGCCCCGGACGCCGCGGCAGTGACATCCCGCGCTGCGGCATCTGTGCCAAGCCGCTTCGTATTGAGGACATTCACGGCCACGACGCCCACCTCGGCCCTGCCTGCCGGGAATGCGGCCCGCACCTGCAGAGAGCCATCCATGCGCTTGAGATCATCGTCATGCGCCGCGGCTAATTCGCCATTCGCGAACAGCAAACACCTTATGTTCACCAAAACCAAAACCATCCCCACCGACCTCTACACCGTCAGCGAAGACTTCGACCGCGAGGGCGCCCTCGCCTTCTCCCGCGACAAAGCGCCGCCCGCCTACCTCGCCGTCATGCTTGAGCTGCAAGACCGCATCGCCGACGCCAGCACCTTGGTCGCCACCATGGCCACCGCCAAAGAACCCGGCTACCTCGCCCACGCCGCCGGCCAGCTCAACGCCCTGCAGGAATTGTGGGACACTTTTGAGCAGCGCCGCACCGAAGCCTCGCGCTTAGTGTAAAGCCTCTCTCTCAACCCTCAACTTTTTTGCTGGACATTTGTCCAGTAGTCGTTATACTGGTAGTATCAAAGTTGAGTCGTGCCCGCATGGCACACTGGTTTGATCGGACTGGCGGACGCACCGCCTGGCACTTCTTGAGGGTTTACTCATGGACGAAGGGAAAGCAGCTCCGGCTGCAGGTAAGGACGATATACTCTCGCTGGCTCTTGAAGAGCTGACCGGGCAACCGGCGAAAAGCGAGGAAGCGAAACTGGATGATGAATCCGGTGATCTTTCACAAGACGAGACAACCGAGGAATCCGCGGAGCAATCCGAGGAAACCTCCGAAGATAACGAGGAAACGACGAGCGAAAGCTCCGAGGACGAAGACGAGGCCGGCGAAGACGAAGCGCCCACGCAGGACAAGGTCCAGAAGCGCATCGACAAGCTGACGGCTCAAAAGAAAGCCGCCGCCGAAGAAGCCGCCACCGTCAAAGGCCAATACGAGGAAGCCCAAAAGCGCCTCGCCGAGCTGGAAGCCCAGGTCAACGAAGCCGCACGCCCCGTGCTGCAGCCGACC